GGCGCTACGACTTGCGTGGCAGACCCTGGCACAACACGCACAGTCCTAGAAGCAATCCAGACTGCCGAGTTCACAGAACAGGGCGCGTTCTACATTAACGAAAACGGTGTTGCAACCTTTAAGGGCAGACAATTCGTGGTGGATGCCCAAGCAGCTAGTCCAACAGTATTTAACCAAACAGGCACAGGAATTAACTATGCAGGAATTACCTTTGCCCTCGATGACAAGACAATCGTAAACAAGGCAACTGTGACCCGAATCGGTGGAACAGCACAGACTTACTCAGATGCAACATCGATAGCTCAATACTTCACACGATCTATTACAGCTACAGATATGCTCATGCAATCAGACTCGAATGCACTTGCGTTAGCAACTGCCTATGTCGATAGCCGTAAAGAAACTTCTATCCGCATTGAAACAATTACTTTAGACTTAGTAACTCCTAACTACTCAGCAGGCGTTACAGCAGGTTTGAGTTTGGAGTTTTTTGACACAGTAGATATAACCAATGAGCAACCTGGTGGATCAACTATTCAAAAGAAGCTACAGATTCAAGGCATAGCCCACACAATCACCCCTAACACTTGGGTGACCACTTTTGCTACGCAGGAGCCTTTACTCGATGTTATGTACTAGAATTGACCCTATGAAAGAGGTGTGCTAATGGCTGTCGGATTTCCAACAAAGGTGACTTATGCGAACGGAGATGTGTTCTCCGCTGGCGATATAAATGATACGAACGGAACGCTGAACCTATTAAACCCAACTGCTAAAGGATCAATAGTTTCAGCATCTGCGGCTAACACGCCTTCACGCTTGGCTGTCGGTGCTAATGACACAGTTCTTACTGCTGACTCAACTACTACAACTGGCTTAAAATGGGCTGCTGTTGCAACACCAAATAAGACCATTTCACTTATTGCATCAGGCAGTTTAAGTGGAGCTAGTGTTACTTTAAGCAGTTTATCTTCTTATGATTATTTGCAATTAAGAATCGATGCAGTAACTCACTCTGGTACTTCTATTGACTATTGCAAAATTAATAATAATGGAACTGCTGGTAATTATTTAGGAACTGGTTTTGTACAAACTGGCTCTACTACTGGCGGCTGGACTTATTCTGACAATGGCATCTATTTTAACTATGAGGCTGCCATTCCAACAAGTGCGCCTGCTAACTCATTTACCATTGTATTTGAAAATTGTAAGCAAGCAGGATTTACAACTTGGAGAGCAACAAGTCGTTACAAAAACTCAAGTTCTGCAAATGTTTTAGAACAAAAAGAAGGCGTTTATATTGTTGCAGAAGCAGTTTCATCCTTAGTTCTTCTAGGTGGTTCAAACTATTCTGCTGGTAACTATCAATTATGGGGTGGATGATGTTTAGATTAGAACACGATGTTGAAACAGGTAAAGTAACAGAAATCCAGTTATCAGCAGAAGAAGTTGCACAATTTGAAGCTGAGCGATTAGCGGCGCAATCTGCATGGGAAGCGCGCAAAGCGGCTGAACAAGGATAATGAAGCCACTACTGTGCAAGGCTGGTCAGCAACTTCGTGAACAAATCGATGATGCGTTTCCAGACCGTGACCGCAAGAGCGATGGTTGGATAGGCGATGCCAAGCACTCCAATCGTAAGAGTGACCACAATCCCGATCCGTCTAACGGAATCGTCAGGGCTATTGATGTGGATAAGGACTTCGACTCACGCCCCAGCACAGGTGCTTATCTTGCCGACCAAATACGCCTATGCGCCAAGAAAGACCGCAGAGTGTCCTACATCATTTATGCAGGAAAGATTACATCCAGAAAATCACTTTGGCGTTGGGTCAAATATAAAGGAATCAATTCTCATCACGCTCATATCCATATTAGTTTTACTAAAGAAGGCGACCAAAACGGTAGCTGGTTTGATATCCCGATGCTAGGAGCAACAAATGAATGACCTAAAAACAGCAGCAGGCTCATGGGCTAGAGCATTTTTAGTAGCAGTTCTTTCACTTGCAGCAGCTGGTGTAACTGATCCAAAGGCGCTTATTGGCGCAGGTCTTGCATCTGTTCTTCCACCTGTTATTCGTTGGTTAAATCCATCGGATTCATCTTTAGGTATTAAGAAATAATGAGCGCCCTTAACTGGGCGGCTCTTGCAGTTGCAATCATCTCAATCGTCACAGCCTTTGCAGGATCAATTCGCTGGCTAGTGAAGCATTACTTGAATGAACTAAAACCTAACGGCGGTTCATCAATGAATGACAGATTGAATCGACTTGAAGGGCGTGTCGAAACAATCATTTCTTTATTGGAGAGGTGACAATTTACACATGGCAAGAAAAGCAACTAAGAAGCTAACGGATGAAGGTTATTCCAAGTTAGATGCGTGGGCTATTGGCGTACATGAAATGTATCGCTCGTTGCGCAGAGCAGGCTTCACAGTTGATTTGGCACTTGCCATCATAGTTGAGAAGAACAGTTATCCAGATTGGATACTGCCATCCCCAATTAACCCAAATATCCCAGAGCCAGACTGGTATGACGATGAGGATGAATGAAAAGAACTGTTGTAGTTCCAGACTTACAAGTTCCCTATCACGATCCAATAGCAGTAAAAAATGTTGCAGCGTATATTAAAGCTGTACGCCCCGATTCTGTCGTCACTCTCGGCGATGAAATCGACTTACCACAGATATCCAGATGGACAGAAAACACACCAGGCTGGTACGAGCAGACACTAGCTGCTGATAGAGATGAAGCAGTCGAGGTTCTCTGGTCATTAGTTGAGCACACCAAAGATGCTCATATGATCCGTAGCAATCACACAGACCGTCTTTACAATGTCATTATGAAGAAGATTCCAGCGTTCCTTGCCTTGCCTGAGTTGCGCTTCGAGAAGTTTATGAAGCTCGATGAGTTGGGCATTACCTATCATAAGAAGCCCTACACGGTTGCTAGAGGCATTATTGCCCTACACGGTGATGAACAGTCAGTCAAGCCCACACCAGGTCTTACAGCCCTTGAAGCGGCTCGTAGGCATGGTATTAGCGTTATATGTGGACACACTCACAGAGCAGGTCAATCAGCCTTTACAGAGGCTTCAGGGGGCAAAATAGGGCGTATCCTGAGAGGATGGGAAGGTGGACACCTGATGGATGTCCGACAGGCTCATTACACTAAAGGGACAATGAACTGGCAGCAGGCATTCATAGTCATCGAGGAAATTGGGACAAATGTGCAGGTCAGCATCATTAACTTAGAGAAGGACGGTACTTTTGTTGTGTCAGGTAAGAGATACGGGCGCGCTCGGTAACGATGTCCTTCGGGATATTGATGACCAGATGGATGACTCAGAATTGTTACCGTTTCGTTATCAAAATATCCTAAACAAATCCCACTAGCTGTGTAACACTTTGCCTGTTCCTGAAATACAGGACAGAAGGGCTAAAAATGGTTATCAATTCATTAACGATTCTGATTGTAGTAGGAGCAGGATTAGCTGCTTATTTCTCATTCAGATTAGGTCAGGAAGTTGGATACGATCGTGGGATTGTCGATGGTCGCAAAGCTTTGAGAAAGCAGTTTGAGCAGGCTGGTCGATGAAATCAACAGAGGCACTTATCAATGCAATCGACATTATGCAAGATCGTAAGCGTGTCTATGGTTCAGCGAAAATCAATCAAGGTCGCATCGCTGCAAGGCTTACCTGTTTATTTAGTTACCCAGTCACAGACTACGAAGCTTGTCTTGCAATGGTCGAAGTCAAACTCAGCCGAATCCAAGAGTCACCAAAACACATTGACTCCTATGTCGATGCAATTTCATACTTGAGCCTTGCGCTCGAACTCGCTACGGAAGAGGACGAATTATATGTTTAATTTAGAAGATTACGAAACAGTAGAAGTACGCCTAGAGAAGTTCATCAAGGACTTCCCAGATTTCCGTGTTGAAACGGAGTTAGTGAGTTTCCAGAATGACAGATACATTGTTAAAGCATGGATTTATCGTACTTTCGCTGATAGCACGCCGTTCTCCAGCGGACTCGCTGAGGAGACGATTAGCAGTCGAGGCGTTAATGCAACTAGCGCATTGGAAAACTGCGAAACTAGCGCGATCGGCAGAGCGCTTGCGAATGCTGGTTATGCAAGCAAGGGTAAGCGACCAAGTAAAGAGGAAATGGTTAAGGTCACAAGAGCCAAACTCAACCAGCCAGCAGAAAAGTATCTCTCTGTCGTAAATGAAGCTGATCCATGGACTATTAAAACAGTTGCAGCACCGGCAACATCAGCAGAAGCAGTCGCTGTTGTGAAGGACATTATAGGCGGCACAACCGACAAAGATGTCCCACGATGCCCACATGGTGAAATGCATTGGGCGCATGGAATGACAAAGGCTAATAAAGCCTGGGGTCATTTCAAGTGCATGGCAGCAGCTACAGGTGAGATGAATCGATGCCCTAAAGGCGAAGATGTTATCTGGTATGAGATTGGCCCAGATGGGGCATGGCGACCACAGAAGGTACGATCATGATGAGCCATGAAGTCTACAGTTTCTTTGGTTATTCAGGTGTAGGTAATTGTGACAGGTGTGATGAGGACACCATGCTAAATGAATATAAGTGCAGCGATGGTGAGATTGTTGCACTATGTGAGAAATGCGAAGACAGGTTGGGATTATAAATGGGCGAAATGGTAATCTTTGATGATGGCACAGCAACCATCATGGGCGGACAGCTCGAAGAGCCGCAGGATATTGTTATCTATTGCGATCTTTGCAATGAACCTGTGGCTATTACTCCAGAGGCTAATGACCAGGTATTTGTTACCTGTCTGAGATGTCATGCAGTTAGCCATATTGCACTTAAAACATCGAAAGAAGCAGATGCCGAGCCAACACAGGAAACATAGAGGTTATGCGACCGAACGCTTAGTCGCTATGTACTTGCAGCAATGGTGGCACGCAGCTAGTGTCGGTCGTGGTCAAGGCGAGGACATTCTCAATGTTCCGTTCGACATCGAGAT